CATTTTCGTCTTCTTCTTCCATTTGCACGCCAGATTCGTCAGCTTCAACATCGTCAATCAAATCATCGGATGCGTCGCCGCCCATGGATTCATCAAGATCTTCTTCAGAATCTTCTTCTTTGGCCTCGTCTAACTCTTCTTCTTCTTCCTCGTTCATGAGGTTCTCGTAGATTTCGCGGGACTTTTCTACCACGATATCGTGGAAAAGCTCTTTAGCTTTGTCTTCTTCGTCGTTAATTACAAATTCAATTAACTGTTCAAATTTATTAGTCATAATATCTCCTTAAGGTATGGCTCGTAAGATATTTACTACCAATGTATAATATTGGTACTTTTAAGGTGGAAATGTGGGTAGATTTGACTGATTTGTAATAAATCAGTCATGGATTAGAATGCTGGAGGAGCAGGTGGAGGTGCGTATTGTTGTTTTACTAGCTTTAATTTTTCTTTGTATTCTACCGTGCGAACATCATTCATCTGGCGCAATTTGTTAATTTGACGCAGAGTTAATCGTGTTTTTCTAGTATCGCCGAGTGTGGGCTGACTGTTATCTTGACTTATATCCTGATATGCTTTGGGACTTTTTTCGTAGATTTCGTTTAGGATCATGATACAATATTTAGCTTTACAAGCCAGGAACACCAGGGGCACCGCCACTAGGAGCACCGGGGGCACCTTGACCCACAGGACCACCTTGTGCAGCTACACTAGGAATTGGCGGAGTTCCGGCCTGATCACCCATGATTTCGGCAGAACTCAATTCTTGTCCGGCTTGAATGTCAGCTTCAAGACCCGATGGGGTAATGCCTACACTGCGCAGGTCTTGTCCTTGCGTGGTTTGTAATTCTGGCTCTTCGCGCTCTTCGCGCCAGTATTCTTCGTTTTCCATAATTTCTTCGTCAGTGAGACCAAGATAACGCTTCATCATAAAACGCTTGCTCATGTAGGGCAAAGGTTCCAATTGACTAAACGCTGTAATGCGAGTTGTGTCCATTTCGGCCTGGCGGTAACTGGCAAAATTTTGTGGCTCGCATAGACTGATTGTAAACAGGCCGGCATCAATGTTGAAGCCTCTCCAACGAAGGAACATTTTAAATTCGTCGTCTAGTTTCTGCATGATTAAACGTTGCAGACGCATGCAGTACTGGTTAAAACGATATTCTTGAATCAGCGCTGTGCCTACGCGGCCATCGTTCATGGCCAAGTTTGAGTCGTCGGGTCCAGTGGGCAAGTAGCTCGATGGCACACGCAAGCCGCGAGCCATCTTGTTATTAAAGTACTTTAAATCGTCAATTTCACCTAGGTTTTCACCGCCTGGCAAGACTTCTACACTACTGCCTCGACCGTCCGAAGTTTGTGGGAAAAAGTAGTCTTCGTTAACGCTTAACGGATTATAGCTGGCATCCATCATGTTGGCGCCACCGCCTGTTACAGTAGGAATACGGCGTTGATGCATTTCGTTTTTAACACGTTCAACAAACGCCATGGCCAGGTGACTGGGCATGTTACCCACATCAATCTTGAACAACCGGCGTTCCGGTGCCCGTTGCACACGATAAATTAACACTGAATCTTCTAAAAGTTCTTTTTGTTTGTAGACTTTAAAAATATTTTCAAGTACACTTTGTCCAAATGGCCAGAAGTAATCCAGACCTTCGTTTAGGGTCAAGTGTACAATGTGTCGTGAATCGATACAGCTTTCGTTCATGGCCTGTGTAAACCGGCTGTTGCCTGTGCCGCCACCAGCACCACCGTAGCCGCCACCATTGGGTGCGGTATAGTTGTTTTGTCCAATGGATCCTGTAGCACGACTCACATAGTAATCTTGAGTGGTTTTTGAAGCCACACTCATGTTCTGAAAGTTAGGATTGATGTCACGAATAATGTACTGTTCAGGGCGCTTGCCTTCACTTTCGTTTACAATCACGCGGGCTACTTTGACCATGTCAACCCAGAACATTTCAAAAGTTTCAGGGTCGCGCAAGAATACTTGGTCACCGTATTTGATTACATTGCGAAACAGTTTGAATATGCGTTGATCCAGTTTGTTTAATTTGGTCCACTGTTGCAATTGTTTTTTAACAATTTCAATTTCGTGATCAGTGGGTTTGTCAGTAAAGTTAATGTCAAACGGTGTTTTATTATCGTCGTTGACTTGGGTCGAAAATTCAGCAATGATATCTAGGCAGGCATTGACTTCAGAATCGGCATCCATGTTTTCGTATTGATTGTAGCGTTCGATACGGTTTGGGTGTCCAGAATACACTTCTGGCAAACGCGACGCATAGTTGCGGAATGAAAAGTCGTTGGGCGTACCGCCGGTAAAATCGCCGCCACGCTGACGATCATAATTGGGTAAACCAAATTGATTCTGACCCGAAATAGGGCTAAGTTGGCCGCCGGTGTTGGCTACCTTGAAGTATTTTTTCCAACCGCGTTTACGGTTGTTATCGTTGTCTGCCATAGTTTTATATTTATAGAGTTACTGATTCTGTCTTTGGTTTTTTTCTTGTACGTTTAGTGAGTCTTTTCCAATGATTACCAATTCGGATAAAAGAGCTACTATGTCTTGGCCAGCATCGCCCGTGACATTGTCAGGGTCGACTGTTGTTGCACCGTTTTGAACTGTGTTTGACGATGCATCTTTATCGGTTTGATCTTGGTTGCTTATAAATTTGGCTAAATCTTTGTCGGGAATTTTGTTTAACGACGGCCATTCGTGTCTTAGAGCTGCTATTGCATCAGGAACCGATTTTCCTTTGGTGTCATTGGCAATCAAGGCGCCGGCCAGAGCATCCTGGGTCTTTTGATCAAATTTGGTCGTGGCTGTGTTGAGTCCCAATTGTTTAGCTGCGCCGGCTAGTGTGTCCTTGACAATCTGATACTTACCCACTGCCGAAGATTCATATCCTTGTGCAAGCATTCCTGCTTGAAATTTTTGTACCTGATCGATGGTCATGTCAACTAGGTTAGCTGTTTTTGGCAGACCGGGCCTGGTGGATACTAGTTGGTTGTAGTTGCCCTGGCTTTCGCCTTTGGCTATAAAGTCTAACAAATCGCCCGAGGTATGTGTTACTTTAGGCGCACCAAGACCAAACAGATCTCTCAACCAACTACCACTACCGCTGCCGCCTTCGGGTGTCTGATTACCTGCGCCCGGTAAGCTACGGGCAGCACCTTTAGCCGCCCCTGCTAGGCCGTTTAAGGCATCTGTGGCTGGCCCTACACCTAGTTTTACAAAATCTTGCATTGCATCTCTGGTGGCCATTTGTTTTTGACGCAGTTCAACAGCTGATGCTGTTAGGCCGTCGTTGACTTTGGTCTCTTTGCGGGCCCTTTCAAGGTCTACATTTTGTAAATTTTGAGCATTCAGGATGTCTATGAATCTTCCTGCATACTCGCTGAACTGAGAGCCCGGTATTTCGGCCAATGATCTTAGGTTTTCGGTATTTTGCTCCACCGCCTGGCCGGTTCCGCGCAGGAGATCTTGTTGAGTTATCTTGTCTTGCCTAAATAGTTGGGTAAGATCTTGCAAGGCACCGTTGGTAGCATTAAATGATTGGGCATTTTCCTCACCAATGAAACCGGTGTAGCCCATAGCAAACTGCTTTGCAAACTCAGGCGAAACTCGCTCGGCAAAGATACTATACAACTCTCTAGCCTGGAACCCTTTTTGTCCTGGTTCCATTCCTTCTTTTGAAGTTGCAGCTAGAAACGAATCAATTAGATCAGCTTCATGCTGTTGCTTTTCCATGTCTTCGCGAGTTTGCCCAGTCAAGCGAGACAGCATTTCCATTTCTCTTAGATAACTTACAGTCCCGGCAGTTAGTTGTTCTTGAGTTTTTCCTTGAAGTTGCCCGGTGCGTCCTAGTATTGAGTAGTATCCAGCAACACCTCGATTGATGTCGTCGACTGATTCGCCCATTTTAAGTAGCTCGCTTTGCAATCCGCTACGCTGTATGGTTTCGGCTGTGGCAGCTATAGCATCGGCACCTTGCATCACGGTTCCGCTGTATCTGGCCAATTGGGTAGAATTTTCTCTTATTAATTCGGTCATTTGGCCCAGTTCTTCAATACCGTAACCAAATTTTTGCATACTGGTGTAGACTGCTGACATACCTTCCTGTCCAGCAGCTCCCACTCGGCTCAAATCATGATAAGTGTTATACAGCTTGTCACTCATATCCATGGCAGCCTTGGCATAGTCCTTGACTGCGCCCACTGTCATGGCTACTGCTGCCTTGATTAATACTCCGCCTGGTATCAATGCCGTAATCAACATCTCAACAGCATCTGCTACAAGATCCACGGCACCTGCCATGGCCATTGCGCCTTGTTCGCCCTTATACATAGACTTGGTAAGAGTGGCTGCACTTTGCCCCAGACCGTAAAGTTGTTTCATCAGGGTATCGGAGGAACCCTTGATACCAGTGCTGGCATCGCGCATGGCTTTGCCCAGTTCGGCTGTAATGGGCGTGCCGGTTCTAATCGCTTCGTTGTATTCGTCGAATATTGCTTGAATTTCTTCAGGGGTGTACATATCTGCCATAACTATATTTACCGAGGTGAAAAATGAACCAAATTAACCCATTACAACAGTATTTTAGACAACCAGCAATCTACATCAAACTGCCCAGTCAGGGCAAATTCTATCCAAAAGATGCAATAGAACTGCCTGTCAATGGCGAATTGCCGGTATACCCCATGACTGCAATCGACGAAATTACCTATCGTACGCCCGATGCACTATTCAACGGCCAGGCCACAGTAAATGTAATCGAAAGCTGTGTACCAAACATTAAAAATGGCTGGGCTATTCCGGCCATGGATGTTGACACTTTACTAATTGCTATTAGAATTGCTAGCTACGGGCACAGCATGGAGTTTACAACCACTTGCCCAAAATGTCAAAATATTTCAGACCATGCGTTGGATCTTAGAAACGTGCTCGATGCCATCCGTACAGTTGACTACAACACCAGCATAAAATCTGGCGATTTGGAAATTTTCTTAAAACCAATGACTTATCAGAACATAAACGACAACAATCGATTGCAATACACCAACCAAAAATTGCTACAAAATATACCCGATTCAAATATTAACGAAGATGAAAAAATGACAGCCCTTACTGCGGCCTTGAAAAAAATCACCGACATTACCATTAAGGCCATAGCACAAGGTATTGCAGCAGTAAAAACACCAACTGCATTAGTTTCTGAAATTGAATTCATTGAAGAAATGTTGCATAAGTGCGACAAAAAACTATTTACTTCAATTCGCAATCGCATTATTGAGTTAAAGTCGTCGGCTGAAATGAAACCATTAAAAATGTCTTGCCCTAACTGCCAAAACGAATACGAGCAAACAGTCACGTTGGACATGACAAGTTTTTTCGAAGCCGCCTCTTAGTCTCAAACTCTGAACAAATTGTCAAGATAATTGATGAATTTGATCAGGAAACAACCGAAATTAGACAAGAGGCGTTAAGAATATCCTGGTACATGCGTGGTGGGATCAGTTATGATCATGTCATGCAACTCGGCGTACAAGAACGTAGTATAATCAACGAATTAGTCAAAGAGAATTTAGAAACAACTAAGAAATCAGGACTTCCATTCTTCTGAGTTGTATTCAAGATCTCTTAGAGAGATCTGTTCTTTTCGCTCTGCTCAAGAACTTGTTTGTCTTTCGCATTATCCAGATTAATCGGTCACAATTCACCGTATGCACGGTGAATTGACTTCTACATTATCCGAGTAGCACAGTCATTCATTATAAAGAGATTCGTTTACACGACGGAGGCGGTTGACCGGTACCCCCTACTCTAGCTTCACATATCAACGGAACCCTAGTAACCCGATAACAAATCCAAGTCCTATAAGCATGAGTTGTGTCTTTTTCACAGAGCTCAAATCCTTTGTTGCCTTAAGTTAGCAATTGCCTTTGACGCCCAAACGTTTCCAGACCGGGTATTGCACCGTTCTTCGATGGGGGCAGACCACAACATCCGCCACAGAGTCAGTAAAGTTGCCTATCTAAGTTTTAAATTTTGTTTTTGATGTGACTACCATGTATGCGGCACACTATCTGGCCGTTGTAGTAGTCGTCTGACTCTAATACTCTATGATTAAACTGTTCTCTGGCTTCAATATAACTGCATTCTGCCTTAGATTTGCAATAAAATAATATTTCTCTTGTGAAGTTGTCTGAGCCTAGCTCTGCGATGTCTTTGTTGAGTTGATCGTTGCTTCCATAGTATAGTTGCCAGTCTGAGTCTATCTTAGTTCTAATTCGTTTTTTCTTTTTGTTGCCGTTCTTTAATTTTACTACTTTGTACGTGGTTTTACTAAACTTTGCTAATTTTTTTCCAATATATTTTCGTCCGGTTATGTTATTTGTGATCAAATAAACAAATCCGACACAATCTTCGGGTAGTTCTGTAATTTGGGTGTTTTCGTGCAACCATACCATGGACTAGTAGTTATAGTCTTGTATCCCCCACCGCAAAATATTTGGACACCTCGGGATTGTTGAACCAACCCCAAGTGTCAATCGTATCATACAATTTTTTGGTCTGTTCTAAGTCTCCGTCCTGTTGCAACAGATTGATCACAGCATGTATCTCTGAATCAATATGTTGTTTAAACCAGGTTGGATCTCGAGGATTGCTGTCAGCAGGAGCAGGCTCACTAAACTGCCATTGCTGATATTTTTTAATCAGGCGTTGTTTAATCTCAACAGGTAACTGCCGTATCTGCAAATGCACAGGTCGAACCAAAATATTGGTCATAACATCTACCTGACGATTCACACACCAACGATATAGGTCGTCCAATGTATGCACACTGAGTGCGCTGGGCACAGGCCTCACAGTGATATACACATGATCCTTGCTTCGATACTTCAAGTAAGTGTCGATATGTTCCAACACCTCGTTGGTGTTAGTGCCCTTGCGTATATGATCGTTTAACACACCAAAACACTCAACGCTGATGCCAATATCCACATGCCTAAAAGTGTTTAGTTTTTTAATTAACCCAATGTTTACTATACTGCCGTTGGTAGTAAATCCCAAATAGATATCGGTTTTGCCGGCTGCTATCAAACGATCTATTAGATCTTCAAATCTAGGATTCAATAATGGTTCACCGCCGATGAGATGTACAAACTTTAAATTGTCGGTGGCACAGATATAATCAACTACATGATTCCAAGATTTTTCGTCCTTGGTCCAGTTTAATCGCGCCGGCCCTGAATATGTTCCGTCTCTCAACCCCTCTACGGCCAGTTGACTGCTCGACCACGGACCACACATCTTGCAAGCATAGTTGCACTCGTTTCCAAGATTTATATGATAACTGACTGGCCGCATGATATCGGTAGCACCCTGATTGGCTTGAGAAAATTCAAAATGCGGCAGATCTGGACTAGCCCGATAGGTCAAATCAAAATTTACATCACTGATATCACTCTTTAAGTTTTCCTTGAGTCTCTTGCTGGAACTTCCTACTTTTTCTTCAGTGTAACACATTTGGCAACGCGGTTCGTGGACACCATTCAGCTTGTCCAACCGTACCCGGCGTTGGTATTCGCCATTGATCCAATCTTCTAATTTCATATTGTGTACATTATTTTTTTCTACAAATCCCGGAGGAAATGGTGTGCGTTGAGGTGGGGGTTGTGCACCACAAGTATGATAAGTTCCATCAGCATTTATGTGGACTTCAAACCAAGGAACTATACAGAATATTTTATCGTTGGTCATTTTTACACTTTATTTGGCAAATTTCCATTGGATTGCTGTCAAAGCTATCAATCAACTCTTGCCACAGCTGGTTGTCGTTTATGATTTCAAAAAATGATCGATTGCGGATAGACAAACGGTCTTGATGTTGTTTGACAAAACTATTCTCCTGATAGCCATTGTTAAACCATGGACAAGGTTGCACTACGCCGTCAATACCGATGAATAAATCTTTTTGATAATTCAGACATTTAGCCCAGGCATGCGGTTGATCTGGGACCGCAGGAACAATTGGTATGTACTTATTAGAATTTAGTACTTCTACTTTGGTCTCATAAACTAAGGTATCAGCTACCAGCTTGTTGGCTGGCCGCAATTGATCTATACCGTCGACCAAATAGCGTCCGTCAAATTTTGAACTCTTGACTGTGCGAAATCGATTGCAACCCAGAGATTGAGCTAGATTTCGCATAGTATCAATTTGGTCTTGATTGAACGAAAAGTAAATAGCCGACCATTGTATAGAACATTCACTGGTATTGCGTAAAGTCTTGATGCCCAAAACAATGCTGTCAAAGTCGCTGTTGATTCGATACTGACGATTAGATTCATGATTCCATCCGTCGATACTGAATGTGACTTGATCATTATAGTCCAACAGGCAACCCAACTGTTGCCACCATTCGGCCCGTTTGTAACTGCCATTGGTTGTGATTTTTATACGACTGGAACTATTTTGTTTAATGTATTCTACAATTTCTAAAAATTCTGTAGCATAGATAGGATCCCCGATGTCGCCACAAAATATAAAATGTTCAATTTGTATCAACACATCAACTGGAAATCCTGACTTAAAATTTTCAAGCGTTATCTCTTGATTTATCTGATCCAAATTTAATTCAGTTCTAGGACATCGTGGGCACTTTAGTACACATTTGCTACTGAGCTCGAGATGTACCGTACGATAGTTAAGCAATCTCTACATCCGTGTTGTATGAAGTAAAGCCGTTTTCTTTGATAACCTTGAGTATATTTTCTACCCGTCCGGTTAGCTCATCTCTATGACTGACCAACCAGATTGATTTGTGTCGATCACGGCTCATCTGTTTCAACAAGGCCAAGGCTGATTCTACGCCGGCGGTATCTAGACCGTTGTCGATCATTTCGTCAATGAATAAAAGATTAATAGGTTGATACAGGCTTTCAAATACATCTCTGAATGCCCAGCTCATGCTTAGGATAAGTCTATTGCGTTCACCGCGCGATAAGTTATCAAAGTCTAGTTCACGGCCCAGTTCTTCAATACTCACGGTAAGATCATTCTGAAACACCACAGTGTGTGGCAAGCCCACACGGTCTAGATAGTGTGTTAGTCTAGCGTTGAGGTAGCTAAGATTCTGCTCAATAATTTTCTTGCGGATGAAGCTATCCTTGCTGGTGAGTAACTTGAGCAAGAAATCTTGATGTTCTTGTAGTCTGGTAAGTTCGTTAAGCGTGTCATATGTGACCTCCTGTAGGGCTTGTGAATTCATTTCATCGATCTGTTCGGTATACGGATCAGTTTCGGCTGTTTTGCCGGCAATCTGCTGTTCAAGACTGGACACAGTGGCCTGATGCTGAATAGCATCACTTTCGTTGTCATAGAACATCTTGGGCGGTTTGCCTAGCGTGCCCAGGGCTTCGACGGCAGTCTCCAGCTCTGCCAGTGTGTCAGTATGAGCCTGGCTCGCTTCTCGCGCTCCCACCAGATCCGCCTGCTTACCTTCCAAAACTTGTTGGTGCTTATGGTCGTGGAAAGCCTGTCCGCAGGTGTGACATTCATGGCTTTCGAGCGTAGAGATTTCTTTTGATAGCTTGGAAATCGCTTTGTTTTCCCGATCAATATCCAGTTTCGTGCGACTGATCTGACCAGATAGATCGTTGATATCCTTTCTTTTCTGATCCCATGTCTTGTGATCTTTGTGCGCTTGGATCTCCACTTCAATCTGTATATTCTGTAGCGCCGCAAGGGCTTTCTCAAGTTCCTGGATATCAGTGGCATGTTTGTCGGTCCATAGTTTTTGTCGCCGCTTTAGATTCTCAATCTGTTCTTCAATACGCTTGTTGGCTTCCTGCACAGCACGAATGCGAAATTCTTCCTGCTGTATAGCATCTTTGGTTTCTTTGTTGAGCTCTTTGATACGATCAGCTCGATCACTCAGCTGAGTAATGCCCAAGAGCTGTTCGATGATAGTTCTTTGATCATTGGCCTTTAGGCTCAAAAACGGTTCAGTATAAGTGTTCAAGGCCATGATATGTTTGAACATATCATGGCTCAGTCCCAAGGTAGTTTCAATGGCTTCCTGGGTTTCTCTTGAATCGCCTTGTGCTTCGTCAGTAATTTCTTGTTCTTTGTTGTTTACATAAAATCGCAATATATTTGGCTTACGACCACGCTCAATTTTATAAGTTTGGTTACCGGCAACAAAATCCAAACTGACCAGCATGCCTTTTCCGTTGGTCTTGTTTACCAGATTGTCTTTGCGTATGTTGCTTAGAGCTTGTCCGTATAACGCATAGCTTAGGGCATTAATAATGGTGGTTTTGCCTGTGCCGTTACGGCTACCGTCGCCGCCCAGGTCTAAGTTTTCACCCAGCACAAGAGTTAGATCATTACGATCAAAGTCAATGGCTTGTGTAGTATTACCCACACTCATAAAATTTCGAACAGTTAAGTTTTTAATTTGTATCATAGGTTCTGATATATTTTTAATAGTAGTTTAGGATCATAAAACTCACTTTCAATATTGGTAAGTTGATCTGTGACAATTTGATCCACACTCTCAAATTTGATTTCACCTGGTGCAAGATCCAAATCCACTGCGGTACTCTTGACCGGCAATAATGCCATCTCACGCAAATTGTAGTCTTTGATAAATGTTTCTTTAATAAAATTGGCTTCTTCGTAGCTGATATCAATGTCTAGCTCTACACGCACATGCATGTTTGGTGCTAATAATTTGGTTGCACCGTCGATAACTTGGCTTAGTTTCATTACACGATACAAAGGTTGTCCGGGCCATGCGTGATATTCCGCAGGTTTGCCCCACTCTAACACCATCATGCCACGGTTGGCATCCCCTGCGTCGGCAAAATTATGCGGGAAACAGTTGCCAATATAGTTAATATTTTTTTTCTGCTGGCGTAAATGAAAATGCCCAGAATACACTTCGCCTACTCCGCCAAAATGATCTACTTGAATTTCACCGTGATCTGGCATTTCTACCATGGCATTCATTTTAAAATGCGGCAACTCAAAGTGCCCAAATACATATTGACTGTTTAATTTCTGAATTTTTTTATGATCATCTCCGACCAGCCACGGCGCGATAGTTACTCCACCTTCGCTGAACCAATCGTTGACCACATGAATGTTTGGCAAATGTTGTGCCCATTCTGCTCCATGGATATCACGCTTGTCTCTGTAGTACAAGTCGTGATTGCCAGGAATAAAATAAAAATTATCAAATGCGGCACTTAGTTTTTGCAAACTTTTTAAACTGAAGTGTAAAGTTTGTAAATTAATACTAGCTCTATGATGATGCCAGTCACCAAGAAACATTCCAGTCTCGCATCCTTCTTTTTTGGCCTTGGTAATAAACCAATCGATAAAGTCCGAACAGTCTTGGTTGTGTACTAAGCTATTAGATTTTAGTCCAAAATGTATGTCTGTGCAGACAGCAGTCTTGCAAAATAGATTTGTCATAGTTTAGAAGTATACACTACAAAGATGGGTTTTGCAACCCATCTGGTTAAGTTTCGTCGTTGTATTCGGCAATGTCGATGTTGGTAACTACAGCGCCAAAGTTGGGATTTTTCTTGCCGGCATTTTGTCTAGTCCAGCTAGGATTAAGTCCAGCCTGTTCCAGCATATCGTCACGGATATTTTGATTTTTCTTTTCCAAATTCAAAATTCTAGTAAAACTATTAGTGATAGCAGCAGTGTAATAAGCAAAAGGATTTTGAGATTTCGACTCGTCAAACTGTAGTCCGATCTGTGACAGTTGTAGGAGTGCTTGTCCGCGCATTTCTTCATTGTAAGTGTACCCTCTCCAGTTGCTACGAGTGGCGTAGCGTTCGCATAGCTTCATATACATGGTAGCCAGTGTACGAGTGGCTTGGCCGTGATCTTTGCTAAACTCGCCGTGGTGTAAATCGCCCTTCCAATGACTTTTACCTACCAACACCGGCTCTTTGGCATCATTTAAACGATAGTGATAAAATGGAGGAAAGTTCAAACGAACATGTTTGGGATCTAAAATAGGCTCGTCCAGCAACTCTAGCAACGGGTCGTCTTCGGGCATGTCTAGGTCAAAAATATCCTCAATTTTTTTCTTTTTTGTGGTAGTTTTGGCTACTTTTTTAGGTGCCATTGGTATGTGATCCCAACAGGTCACACGGAATACCAGATCAGTGTTGGCAATCTTTTTGGGATCAACAACCTGGCCAGTTTCACGCTTGATACGGTCAGCTCTGTTTCTGCGTGCTTCAGCTATGGTTCTTTGATTGATCTTGAGCACGGTGGGCAAGATGATGTCGTACTGATGATCCGTGACCGGATCTAAGTAGGTACAGTAAGTGTTCTTGCTAAGGTGTATTTGTTTTAGGATATCTCTGTTGTTGAGATAATTGGTTTTTGCTGGTGTTCTTGTGGGTGTAGTTGACACTAAGGAATCTCCTGAGAATGTATTTATTGTAGCACAAAAACCACGCCTGTCAACCTCTTAAACATAATCTGGGTCGTTTATTTTTACGGTAAATATTGTATAGGAAACCATTATGACCGTACCTTCAGTTGATTACGAAGCTGGACTTGCTGACAACACCTTTACACCAACGGAGTTGGACACCGCACCTGCGGATCAAAGTAATCCACCCGATCCACAGGTAAGCGCCGGCGAAGATGCTGCAGTACCACCTAGTCAAATTGACTATGGTCCTACACCCACTAACTATGGCGCCTCTGTACAGACATTCGATGATGGGTCCACCCTACAAACGTTTGATGATGGGTCTACCTTAGCAACCGGCACAGATGGTAGTATAACTTCTAGTCCAGCAACAGTCAGTCCGTTGATCAATCCCGAAGTGGCGGCTATAACCGCTGCAACTGGGGTGGCCAACGGCGGAACCTTTACTGGTAGTATTTTTGGACTTGATGCGCAAGGAGCCGCAGCCGGTGCTGCGGTAGTAGGCGCTGCACAGGCTCGACAACAACCAACAGTGTCTAATTTGCAGTTTGCGCCCAACACAGATTGGCGTGTGACTTTGAGACTGGCCCCTGGTGCCACTTACTTGTATAATGCTCCTAATGCTGGTTTGTTGACTCCGCTGAAAACAACCAACGGTGTAATATTTCCATATACCCCATCGATCACTACAGCTTACAAAGCACAATACAGCGAGTATAATTTGACCCACTCAAACTATCGCGGATATTTTTATCAAAACAGTTACACTGATGCAATCAACCTGACCGCAACCTTTACAGCTCAAAGTACCGCTGATGCCAGTTATGTATTGGCTGTCATACATTTTTTTCGTAGTGTAACCAAAATGTTTTATGGACAAGATGCACAACGCGGATCGCCACCACCTTTGGTATTTTTAAGTGGGCTCGGTGATTATCAATTTAACAATCACCCTTGCCTGGTTAGTCAATTCAACTATGTGTTGCCAGCTGATGTAGACTATGTCAGTTCGGGAAGTCCTTACAATCCTGGATTGAACCTACAACCTTTGCAAAATTTATATTCAACCACCCTCAATGCCATTTCGCCCACAGTGACTCGTTTGGCCAATGCATTTCTACCGCCCGGTGCCATGGCTTCTTTGCCAGCACCACTACAAAGCCTCATAAGTAATCCAACTTATGTACCAAGTAAAATGGACATAACTCTAACCCTATTGCCGGTACAAAGTCGACAACAGGTTAGTCAGCAGTTTAGTCTTCAAAATTTTGCCAATGGTCAACTACTTAGAGGAGGATTCTGGTAATGAGTGCCAATTACGGACCAACCAGTCCTTATTATTCGACTGGATATAGTCAATTCTTTTTGGATACCATGGTCAATAGACCCGTACCCAAGGCTACCGACGATATTTTGTTTACTATTAATACTACATTTCAGTATAGGCCCGACCTGTTGGCCTATGACCTTTACGGCGATAGTAGCTTGTGGTGGGTATTTTATCAACGCAATCCCAATACCTTGCAAAAACCGCCTTTAGATTTTCGTGCAGGTACTTCAATTTATTTGCCCAAACTGTCTACATTAAAAACTGTGTTAGGATTCTAATATGGCTGATCCAATTGGAACCGTAACCGTAACCAGTCCGCCGGAAGATTTTACCAATACAGAACCGCTTCCGTTTCCTCCGGCACCTCAAGATGATGGCGATGCTGGCAGCGACACGCCAACAGTGACCATTGGTCAAAGTCAAGCCACGCCGGCTGTTACTGTAAATGATGACGGTGCTCCAGCAACCACAAATAGCCCCGGATATGGTGCTGGTAACACAAATAATTCGGCAACCAGTGTTGGTGCCGATGATAATCCTGGCACTAATAGCCAAACACAACAACTACTGAGTCAAACCTTTGGTAATGGCACACAAAATACCACAATCATAGCACAACCCAATGTGCTGGATCGGTATGCCAGCTATACCTACAGTCTTTCCTGGTATCTGTTAAGCCCAACACAATACAATCAATTGACTCTCACACAACCATTTAATACAGCTGGCTGGCAATTGTTAATGCAAAGTGCCGGTGCTCCCATTACTGGTCGAAATCAATATTTTCCAGTGGACTTCTACATGGATGATTTAGAAATTGAAAGTCTTATACCTGGTGGCGGAACAGCTCGCCCCTACAACGCTACATATCTTAGATGGAAAGTGACCGAACCTAATGGAATAACATTGATTCAGCGACTCTACAATGCAGTCAATTCATTATACCAAAGTACTACCCCGTCTACTGGCAACAACGGCGTTGGAAATCAAACAGTCACACAAGGCACAAGCAACAATTCTGGGCCAACCGGTACACAAGGCACAAGCAACACAACCAATCGTACACCCAATTATTTGAATGCACAGCACTGCATGGTCATTAGATTCTACGGATATGATGATCACGGCAACTTGGTGTATCCAGCTACCGGTCAGTATACTACTAATAATCAACTGGGCGGATCAAATCAAACCGTGATTATTAAGTATTATCCTTTCCGTTTAGAAAACATAACCTATCGTGTGGCCAAATCACAAATTGAATACAGTATTAAAGCAAGACCGTTCCCACACAATTATAATATCGGTACTAGTCGTGCAACTATTCCTTATGCATTTGCCTTGACAGGTCAAACTGTAGGCCAACTTTTATCAGGAACTGGTCAGCCTGGCACCAAGGCGGATCCCAATGCTAGAACATCGTCACCCAACTTGCCCAGTGCGTCCAATGCACAACAAGGGGCATCATTGGATCCAGAGTTGCTGGCTACTCAACAACAATACGGAATTTAATAAATGGCAACAACTCCGATCAACAATACCGGAACCACAGGCTTTTCCACTAACGGTGGCGGTGCAGCATTTGGAAATCCCAACATAACTCGTCAAGGTACCAATGCTGGTGCAACCCAAGTTGAGTATCCATCGTCGGCACCACCTAAAGCAACAGCAGCGCCAACTGCCGGCGAAAACAATCTGTTTACTGGTCTGTGCGATGCTTTAAACGAACACCAACAGTATCTAGTTAAATCGGGCAAACGGCAATATCCAGACATTTATGAAATACGATTTGCACCAGCTGGCCTAGCTGCCAGCGTGGTCAAAAAACCCGGTACCGGCGCCAACGATATTACCGTAACAGCCATGCAAAATCCCAATTCGACTACCAAATTAAATCCAGGAACCAATTCGGTGCAGTCCAACACACAAAGTTGGCAAGTGCCAGCCGGCATGCAAATTGTACAGTTGATTGATCAAATTATGCGTAGTAGCAGCTACATTACCGACCAACAGTTATGGCAGTACGACCCGGTTCCGGATCCTAAATCTGGCGTACAAAAACTAAAACGAAATCCCTCTGCTGGAACCGGGGTCACAGCCTGGTATAAAATTAGTGTGCAATGTACTCAATTACATATGGACAACATAATTAGAGATTTTTCTTATCGTATGACCTTTGTAATCAACACTTATGCATTAGCTGACCTGCATAGTGAATATTTTGCACCTATAGCATATCGTGGAGTACACAAAAGTTACAACTACTGGTTTTCGGGCCTAAACACACAAATATTAAATTACGAACAGCAAATTAACAATCAGTATTTTTTAACCATTACCGGAGTAGGAAACACGGCTGCAAAATTACAACCCTCGGCAGTTAGTTATCGAGATCAATATACTAAAACCTACATGGCTATGAGTGCTAATCGCGGACTAGGTGCTAAAGGATATACCAACGAACCAGCCGACAATGCTGCCAGCTTTTTCTATGATACACAATCGCTAGCTATGGCCAAGTTAGAAATAGTAGGAGATCCGGCCTGGTTACAGCAGGGCGAAGTGGGCACCGGCATCAATTGGCCCAACTTTAATTTTAATCCATTTAATGCTGACGGCACAATAAATTATGATAGTCAACAAATTGTGTTTGACATTAGTTGGAATCAACCCACCGATTACGATTTTAACACAGGTATCATGAATGTAAATGCGCAAAACACTCCTTTGGGCACGCCACTTGGTGGATTACCTCGAGAAAATTTGACTTATACTGCTACTCGTGTCAAAAGTATGTTTAGCAAAGGCAGATTTACTCAGCAGTTAGAAGGTAAATTAAAAGCAGAAAGTAATAGCCCGTATGCCGGGGCAGCAGCTATTGCAGCTGCAAACGCTCGACAACAAACAGCAGGCGCCAACACAATAGTTGCTAGTAGCCGTGCACCACTCAACACCAGCAGTATCAGTTTGGCAGATCAACTGAATCCCGAATTATGGAACGATGGCACTGCGGCTGATCCCAACAATCCAGATCCCTATGCAGATCCATCAATAACAACACAGGCAGCACAGCCACCCGGTGACCCAACATCCTCTGGAGATATAACACCAGTTGACAATACTGCTCCACCTGATGCCAGCGGCAACGATGCTCCAGTACCAGATGACAACACACAACAAATAGCACAGGACGACCAATAATGGCAGGAAATGAAAACTTAGATACAGGTGCAGGATTACCAAAGAATTACCAATTAGATCGTGGCAAGGTACCTGTTGAGCGCGGGCCATTTGTTGGTCGTGTAATGAACAATGTAGATCCTGCAAGACTGGGTCGACTACAGGTTTATATTGAATATTTTGCCGGCCCAGATCCTACCAATAGTAAGCTATGGCGCCAGGTCAAGTACTGCCCGCCATTCTACGGCGCCACACCCAAGGGCGGCAGTGCCGGTACTGGCACCTATGTGCAAGGCAACCAACAAAGTTATGGCATGTGGTTTACACCGCCCGACATTGGAACTAATGTATTATGTTTTTGGGTCAGTGCCGACCCTAACGATGGCTACTATGTTGGTTGTATTCCTGATACTGGATTGACACACATGATTCCAGCTATTGGTTCAGCACCGGCCAGTCAGGCAAAAACACAAAACGCTACGCAGGCCGGGTATTTTGGCGGAGCATCCAGATTACCTGTGACCGAAATCAACAATGCCAATCTAAGTATAGTTGATAATCCAACCTACTGGAATCAACCCAAACCAGTACATAGTTATGTGGCCGCAGTACTATTCCAGCAAGGGTTGATCAACGACAGTATTCGCGGCAGTATTGGATCTACTAGTCAAAGAGAAAGCCCCAGCAACTGCTACGGAATCAGTACACCAGGACGAGCCATTTATCAAGGTGGCATCGGTGCTGGCCCGGGTGGCGATGCTGCAATCAAAACACAAAGTTTGGCCAATGCACAACCTACAGCTGCCACAGTAATTGGTCGTAGAGGCGGCCATACCTTTGTAATGGATGACGGCGATCTCAACGGCCATGACAACTTGATCCGCATTCGCACCAGCAAAGGCCATCAAATAACCATGAGCGACGATGGCAACTGTTTTTACATTTGTCATGCCAACGGCCAGGCCTGGATTGAAATGGGACAGGAAGGCACCTTGGATGTGTATGCTACCAACAGTATCAATCTGCGTACCGACGGCACAATCAATTTGCATGCCGACAAAGATATCAACATGTATGCCGGAGGCAATCTCAACCTCAAAGGCAAAGGCAGTACTGCCATACAAAGCGATGGTGATCTAAATGTGGCTAACAAGGGCAAAATGACCTTGTTTAGTCAAGGTTCAATTGGCGTTAAATCTACTGGTAGTCTAGCATTGGATAGTCAGCTGGGCAGTTGGAGTGCCAAGGCAGCTCTTAGTCTCAAAGGCGCGGTAATATCGCTCAACGGTGGCCCCGGATTACCGGTTGCAGCACCCAAGGGCTTGACCAAGTATCTACAACCCAATACTGAATTCAACGCTACTACAGGTTGGAAGGTATCGGCTACCGGAACTGAAAGTATCTGTACTAGAGCTCCAACACACGAACCTTATCCCTATCATAATCAAGGTGTTGGTCAAGCAGTATCCTTGAGTGATGGGTCGACCAGTGCGCCGCCGGCTGCACCTGCTGTTCCGGCCGGAGTGACCATAACCGCAGATAACTAACTATGGCACAGTTCAAATATACTTTACCTTCTGGCAAAAAATTTACCTTGACAGCACCAGCCGGCACTACACAGGCACAGGCTGATTATACCTTTTATAGTCAGGTAGCAGCCGGCTCTCTGGTGGGTTTTGTAGCAGGTCAAAGTATAAACGGCACAAAAACAAGTGCGGTCAAGTTTGCACTAAGTCGGTTAGATCGTGGCACTGCTGGAGTAAGTGATCAAGTTGTTTTGTCTATTGTAAATGGTCTGCCAAGCATAAGCGGTATTCCAAATTTGGTCAATGTTCCTTTGCAAAATCCTATCACACAGGCCGACATTGCCAATACCGGAGTTAACAATACCTATACAGCACCTGCAATTGGTCCATTAAATTCCAGCCAGGTGCAAGGTCTGTTGGCGCAGGTGGCAAACTTTATTAACCAGCCGGCTAATACCATGAGTAATACAACAGGTATTGGATTGTATGGCCTAGATTGTCAGCAGTTAGAACAGGCCGGTTATGTAAAACCTGGGACTTATCAACAGTTTATTTTCGATCCCAGTCCGTTGACTGATGTGGTTTCCGCTCCAGGCATCTGGACTGGACAAAACGGAATTAACAATGTAGATGATTTCCTCAACAGTCCTGGCGCACAGAACGATGCCATGTCAAACTTGATGAGCAATGGCTACAATAGTTTAACTGCTACAGGTACAATTACCCCACCAGTAACACAATCTGTTTCAGCCTTAAGCGGTCAGGTCTATACACAAAGCGGCCTGCAGACTGTATCGGCTGTTAGTGCCGCGACCGGAATCTCATACAATGTACCGTCGACCTCGGGCCTGTCGTTATCAGGAACTCCTATTGCCAGTTTCCTATCAACTGCAATTGCCAATCCTGGATCAATCACCAGTGGAGCATTAAACAGTGTAACTAATTTTACCAACATCAGCTCTGTAACCAGTGGTCTAAACAGTTCAGTTACCGGTGATGTTGGTGCTTTAATTACCAATTCTGGTTGCTTTGGAACAGCGGCCACAACTCAGTGGGCCGGCAGCGGAGGCTTGGGCTACACACCCACCGGTCTGACATCAGATGCAATAGGATCAGTTACAGGCGATGTGACCAGTGTGGTCCCAGGAAGCCTTACTACTGACTTGACTAATAATATACAGGGCATGAATTTGCTTGGTAAATCATCGCAATTTGCCGCTGGATTTTCAAACCCGTTGTCTGCTTTAAATAATCTTGGCGGGTTTAATCTCAGCAGTGTTACATCAGGGTTGCCCAGCATTGGTAGTATAACATCGGCAATTCCAGGCATAGGTAGCCTGGGCAGCATCACATCCAGCATCCCGGGAATCGGTTCGCTAACATCGGCAATTCCGGGCATAGGCAACCTAGGATCGTTAACCAGCCTGGGCAATTTTGGCAGTTTGACCAGCTTACCGGGGTTGGATTCAATTGGTGGACTATTTGGCGGTGGCGGCGATAGCCTAGTCAGTTCTACTCAGATAGCACCGGGCTACAGCAACACCGTAAACCGAGCCACTGTGGATGCTGCATTTACCCGAGTGCTGGGCGATAGCAAAATCCCTGGTGCAATCTATGATTACCCATCACCTAATTCACCATCATTAAACGCTTCGGCTGATATTACTGCTGCACAGACTTTTCTAAACAGTATAGGAATCAGCCAATCACAAGCAACTAATTTGATCACTTTGAATTAGAGTAAATACTAGCATGACTACATTTGTTGGCTTTAATACCATAAATCAAAATAAAAAATTTACCTTGGTGGACTTTGATTTGATCAAAGTTGACCTGTTGAATGCGTTCAATATTAGACAAGGCGAATTGCCAGGTCGTCCAGGCTATGGAACTTTGCTATGGAACTATCTGTTTGAAAATCAAACCCAAGAAACACAACAATTAATCTATCAAGAAATACAACGAGTTTGTGCTGGCGATCCTAGAATTTACATCAGTGGTATACAGATGTTTCCTCAGCAAAACGGACTACTGGTGCAGGTAGGGTTAGCAGTTGTACCCAGCACCAACGCACAATTATTGAGCATATTCTTTAATCAGCAACAACGATCGGCCACTTACGTTTAACTACCCAGTTTATTATTAAGCTAAATATTGTAACACTGGAATAATTATGGCCACGACAAATACAACTTCAACCTCGTCTGGAACAACAACCACAGCGACTACCACAAGACAGTCGGTAATATTCGGTGTCGAGGATTGGAAAAGAATTTTTCAAACCTACAGTGAAGCTGATTTTCAAAGTTACGATTTTGAGACTTTACGCAAGAGTTTTGTGGATTATTTGCGTCTGTACTATCCAGAAACATTTAATGATTACATAGAGTCTAGCGAGTTTATTGCCCTGCTGGATGTCATGGCATTTATGGGGCAAAGTCTGGCATTTCGCAGTGATTTAAATGCCAGAGAGAACTACATAGGCACAGCAGAGCGCAGAGACAGTGTGGTTAATCTGGCCCAATTGGTCAGTTATACACCCCTACGCAATACCGAAGCCAACGGATTTCTCAAGGTATTTTCTATTTCAACCACAGAAAATATCACCGATTACAATGGTATTAATCTAGCCAATCTCACAGTGAACTGGGCCGACCCAACCAATCTCAACTGGCAAGAACAATTTATTACAATTTTAAATGCCAGCTTGGTTAATGCTCAACAGTACGGAAAACCTGGCAACGATCAAACAATTGAAGGTGTCAACACACAAGAATACACCATCAACCTGGTACCAGGATATATTCCAGTTATTCCTTTTACTGCCACAGTTGATACTGTAAACATGCCTTTTGAGGTGGTCAACTCTACCTCGGCAGGTCGAAGTTATGTGTATGAACCACCACCTCTGCCTAATGGACAATTTAATATTTTGTTCCGTAACGATCAACAGGGATATTCTAGTGCCAATACAGGATTTTTCTTTTATTTCAAACAAGGTGTGCTACAAAATCAAGATTTTAATCTGTCTGAAAGCATTACTAATCGTGCAGTAGACATCAATATCGAAGGCGTCAACAACACCGATGTGTGGTTGTACCAGTTAGACAATGTAGGCACCGTTTCTAGATATTGGCAGTCGGTACAGAGTGTGTACTCGGCTGCAGTTGAACAGCTGGCACCGGGCACCAGAGACATTTACAGCATTACCAGCAGAACCAACGATCAAATTACTTTGAACTTTGGCGACGGTATATTCAGCACCATCCCAGTGGGTACTTTCCGCAACTATGTGCGTGCCAGCAACGGTCTAACTTACACAATCAACCCAGTCGAAATGCAGTCTGTTTCAATTCCAATCAGTTATGTAAGTCGTACTGGACAAATTGAAACCTTGACATTTACCTGTGGCCTTACACAAAATGTAACCAATGCACAGGCTCGCGAAACCATTACAGAAATTAAACAACGTGCCCCGGCTCAGTACTATACACAAAATCGTATGGTCAACGGCGAAGACTATTCAAACTTTCCGTTTACCCAGTACAACAGTATTTTAAAAAGTACGGCCCTGAACCGCGCATCAATTGGAACCAGTCGTTATCTTGACCTGGTCGACGGTACCGGCAAATATTCCAGCACCAACATATTTGCCAATGATGGTGCTCTTTACGAGGTCAACACCTTGCCAGCTTTACGATTTAGTTGGTTGACAACTACAGACATTTCAAATGCGGTAGCAAATCAAATCGCTCCGTTAACACTAGCAGCCGGTGTGCAACAGTTTTATTATGCTAATTTTATTCGCCCTTCGTTGACTGCATTAAATTACAACTGGCATAGCAGTACGTTGACTACCAATGAAAATACCGGTTACTTTGAAAATTCCTCCAGTATTCCTCAGGCCATTGGCCAATATGCCAGCAACAATGCCAAATACATTACCAAAGGTAGCCTGGTAAAATTTGTACCACCTAGCGGGTACTACTTTGACAACAACAACAATTTACAAGTTGGTGTTCCAAGCGGACCCAATGAAAAATTAGTACTGTGGGCCAGCCCCACTGCTGTGTACATTGACGGCACCAGTCAAGGACTAGGCAATTTACCCACCGGAATTGGTCCTGTAGTTCTTGATACCTACATTCCAACTGGCGCAATTGCAGTAGAAGTAATTCCGGTGCTCACCACCGACATACCCACTACAGTACAGCAAGAGATTTTTAATCAAATTTATTTGAATCAAAATTTTGGTATTGGGTACAACAATCTAACCGATACCTGGTATGTGATTACCTCAACTAACCTTGCTGTTGATGCGCCATTTAGTCTAAAATACGCACAAAACACTTCTGGAACAGGACTCGATGCCAGCTGGATGATACAGTGCACCTACAATGCTTCTTCTTATACCGTGGTTGCAAGATCATTAAACTATTATTTTGGCAGTGTGTTGGACACTAGGTTTTTCTTTTATACCAACGAACCAATTTATGACAGCAGAACTGGCACGGTGATCAAAGATTTTGTAAATGTGCTCAGTATCAATACTGCACCAGACTCAACCAGTGCAATGCCCAGCGACAATATTTTGACCATTATTAATCAGCCAGTGTTGAGTGACGGTTTGGTCGACGATTTCCAAGTGGAGGTCAGTTTCAGCAAACTCAACGGCGGATCGCCGGTCAACCCAGATTTCTTTAACGACATTGTAGCACCCGAAGTTAATTCAAATCAAAAATATGTTTACTTCCAGGCCACTGTGGATTTTGATAATTTAGAAAGATATCTGTTAATCGAAGCCGGCAAGGTCAATAGTGACTACCCCACCAAGGCCGCCATACAAGCAGTTCAGACAGAATATGTTGTGGGACAGGTGTTTTATGCCTATAACGAAACCAACAGTGTAGGGGCCAATCAGGTATTTTATGTATTAGGAGTGGATTCCTTAGGTAATCCAACCTTGACTGTTGATACTTCATACCTCGCTCAAGTCGGCCGCCAAGGATTAAAATTCCAGTACAGACACAACAGTCCACTGACCAGCAGAATTGATCCAGGATCAACCAATATTATTGACTTGTATGTGGTTACCAATGACTACTACAATGCTTATCAAAACTGGTTATTGGATGTGACTGGAACGGTACAAAAACCTGCAGTTCCTACCATTGACGAATTGACTACCGCCTACTCTGGACTGCAAAATTATCAAATGATCAGTGACAATGTGATTCTCAACAGCGTGGATTTTCAACCGTTGTTTGGTCAAAAAGCGGATCCAGCCTTGCGTGCCATAATCAAAGTTATTGCATCTACTCAAACCACTGCCAGCACCAGTACCATTCAAAGTCTAGTAATTGCCAATATGAATGCTTATTTTAATTTGGCGGCTTGGAACTTTGGCAATACTTTTTATTTTAGCGAATTGGCAGCCTACATACACCAAAATATTGGTGACATTGTCAGCTCTGTGGTATTGGTTCCGTTGGACCCACAAAAGAGTTTTGGAGATTTATATGAAATTAGATCTGCACCCAACCAAATTTTCTGTAATGGTGCTACTGTCAACGATGTACAAGTAATCACAGCACTGACCAGTAACAATTTACAAACGGCTCCAGGTAGTGGAGTGATTTAATGGCTATCCCAAGCGCACAAATTAGCACTGTAGATTTTTTACCGGAGATTTTTCAAACTCCAGTTAACAAACAATTTTTGGCCGCTACTCTTGACCAGTTGGTACAAGAGCCACAGTTCAAAACTACACAAGGATATATTGGGCAACGAGTAGGCCCTGGGGTCAATGCCAACGATCCTTATGTGGTCGAGCCCACGGCCAGTAGAACCAACTATCAGTTGGAACCCGGAGTAGTACAGGTTGATCCAGCAGACTCGCACAAGGTAGTTGATATAATCACCTATCCTGGGATTACCGATGCATTAAATGTGCAAGGTGCTGTAACAACCACTCCACAGTCCTTGTATACCAGCGACTATTATACCTGGGATCCCTTTATTGATTTTGACAAGTTTGTAAACTATGCACAGTACTACTGGTTGCCCCAGGGTCCTTTGGCCGTGGATGTATCCTCAGGAGGAGTCCCCCTCACCAATGATTTTACAGTTACCAGAGCCGATGGATCGTATACCTTTACTGACTATACCGGCAACAATCCAACTATAACTTTGGTACGCGGTGGCAGTTACAATTTCAATGTAGCTCAAAATCAAGCAGCCACAATTGAATACCGTGTGACCAATAATGCCACCAGCTGGGCAATCGACTACGAACCAAATCCCACACTGACTTTGATTCGCGGCAATACCTACACATTCAATCTTACTCAGACAGTACCATTAAAGTTTTATATTAAAACTGAATTGAGTTATGGAACCACCAACCTTTGGTCCGAAGGAGTATTCAACAACGGTGCTGCAACCGGCCTAATTACTTTTACTGTGCCCCAAGACGCACCTGATACACTTTATTATTGCAACGATGTAGAATTTAATTTTCGTGGGCAAATGAATATTGTTGATGGGACTGCAGGAACCGGACCCGGATTCTGGATACAGGCTACTCCCGGCGTTAACGGAGTATTTCCTGCTACCCCTAACATCAGCAGCAGAAATGTTTTAGGTGTGTCCAATAACGGTGCTGATCTTGGCACGGTTACATTCAATGTTCCACAAAGTTCGGCACAGAATTTTTATTATAATTTAACAAACCTTGGCACAGTTGATTTATATACAACTTTACAATTTGATCAAATCAATCAACAGTATCTGGATGTGTTTTTGCAAAACAATCCGACAGGCATTGATGGCATTACAAATTTAAACAATCGTACCTTGATTGTCAACAATGCTGGTGGTTGGTTTGTCAACGGTCTGTTTGACGAACCCGGACAACCATTCGATTCGGCTCCTTTTGCAAGCCTAACAGAAATTACCGACCCCTCTGTTCAATACAGTGTATGGCAAATACAAATTTTATACGATACTCATAGCCGTGCTTATATTTCGTTAGAAAGCATCGAAACTATTCCAATTTTAAACAAGTTCACTGTGTTGTTTGGAACACAATGGGCCAGTACTCAATGGTATAAAAATTCTTCAGGCATTATTGAAGAAATACCCTTGTTGACCGCTACATCTAGCACACTGTATTATCAAGACGGAACAGATCCGGCTATCTTTGGTCAAATCAATTTGGTTGACCAAATCACACCACCATTAGATATCAATTCAATTATTGGTCGAGCCAATTATACCAGTCCAAATGGCGTTACATTTACCAACGGAATGAAAGTGATTTTTCGTGGTATCACTATTCCGTCCAGCTACGAAAACAACACTTACTATGTAGAAGGGGTTGGAACTGCAATACAATTGTTGCCTACGGCAAACTATGTAACACCAGAAACCTACACACAGAGTCTTACTGTGCCGTACGACACCACACCCTACGACTCAACCGATTTTGATGGTACACAAAATTCTCCAATAGTTCCTGACTACTTGACCATAAATCGTGCTAGCCCAGACCTAGATCCGTGGTGTCGTGGCAATCGCTGGTTTCACATTGATGTGATCAATTCCAGTGCTGCTTACAATCTGGTGGTTCCAGTTTTAAACAACAACCAACGGGCACAACGACCTATTTTAGAATTTAGAGCTGGAACAAAATTGTATAATTTTGGTACCCAGGGGCTAGCGCCGATTAATATTATTGACACAGCGCAGCTTGATGCATTGACCAACATTAATGGTTCAACAGGGTATAGCATTGATGGTTATCAATTTATTAACGGTAGCACAGTTGTTTTTGCCAAGGACAAAGATCCAGAGGTACGCAACAAGGTCTACCGAGTTGAATTTATCATACCTGATACAGTTCCTCCATTGATTGCTGAACCTATCATTTATTTGATTCCAATAACCACAGTTTCAATCAATCAAAATGTGGTGGTGCTAGACGGTCTTACTCAACAAGGTCTCAGTTACTATTTTGACGGGGTGAGTTGGCTCAAAGCACAACAAAAAACCGGAGTCAATCAACCACCCAAATTTGATATTTACGATTCTAAAGGTATAAGTTTTAGTGATCAAGTTGCATATCCTAGTTCAAACTTTACAGGAAGTCCCTTGTTTAGTTACGCTATCAGTAGCAATGCTCCAGACCTGGTCTTGGGTTTTCCTATTACCTACTTGAGTTTGACCAACATTGGTGACATTGTTTTTGACAATAATTTCTATGCTGATTCGTTCAAATACACCATAAACAATCAAGGACAAACCGTCGCACTTAGTTCTGGATTTGTTCGTCAATACAAAGACCGCACCAATTTTGTCAGTGAAATAGGTTGGCAAACTGCTGTGACTCCTAGTTTAATTCGTCAACAGTTCACTTTCAGTTATGATGGCAGTCCCTTGTTGTTAGATGTAGCTGTCAATACCAACAACACTGTTCCTGCAGTACAGGTGTTTGTCAATGCCACTTTCCAAGAAAGTTACAACTATACCTATACCACAACAGCAAATACTACTACAATTAATTTGTTAACTGTGTATACTCCGGGAGATCTAATTGAAGTACTGGTATTGAGTAATCAGACCAGCGCGACAGCATTTTACGAAGTACCGATCAATTTAGAAAATAATCCGTTCAACAAAAACAGCTCACAATTTACTTTGGGAACTATTCGAAATCATTACAGTACCATTGCGCAAAATCTTATTGCATTATCGGGTCCTGTAATTGGAGCCAACAACACCAGAGATCTTGGTAACATTGTTCCTTATGGTCTACAGATCCTGCAACAAAGTTCACCATTGACCTTGACCGGCTATTTCATGCGCAGTCAGCAATACAATATATTTGATTCGTTAGCATTCAATAGTCAACAATATATTCAATTTAAATCAAAACTGTTGCAGACTGTGACTACTTTTAATTTAGGCGATTATCAAAACAAAACGGTGGCCGAATTGTTAGATGCTACCATTGCTCAAATTACCTTAGGGGATACCAGTAGCAGTCCATTTTACTGGAGTGACATGTTGCCCACCGGGCCAGTGTTTACCTCAAACTCGACCACGGTTACACCAATAACCACGGCAACATTCAACACTATACAAACTTACAATTTTACAGAATCAAACTATCTGGGTCTCCTGGTTTATATCAACAACCGGTTATTGGCCCGCAACTATGATTATGTAGTATCCGCTGATAGCCCTGTGCTGACAATTACTGTTCCTCTCAAAGTAGGAGATGTAGTTACTATTAACGAATACAGTGATACCGCTGGAAATTTTGTGCCCAACACCCCAACCAAACTAGGACTGTACCCCAAATACAAACCTGAAATTTTCTTGGACAACGATTATGTAAATCCCACACCAGTAATCCAAGGACACGACGGATCGATCACTGTGGCCTTTGGTGACATTCGTGATCAGGTCCTGTTGGAATTTGAAACTCGCATCTACAACAACCTAAAAAATGATGGCAACCCACCTCCGCTTACTGCCGAAGATGTAATTCCTGGTTATTTTAGAACTACAGATTATACACAGGCAGAAATCAATCAAATCTTAGGCGAGGACTTCTTGTCCTGGGTAGGTTACAACAAATTAGACTATACCGCACAAACTTATATTGCCGATAATCCTTATACCTACAACTACAGTCAAGCTGGTAACAAACTGAATGGTGCTCCATTATTGGGCGCCTGGCGTGGCATTTATCGCTATTTCTACGACACCTTAACCCCAAATCTCACACCATGGGAGATGCTAGGTTTCAGCGAGGAACCAGATTGGTGGACCACCAGATATGGCCCGGCTCCTTATACCAGCGATAACTTGGTGCTGTGGGACGATCTTCAGGCCGGCTATGTGTCCGATCCTGTGGCACCATACATCAAACCCAATTATGTAAGACCAGGACTGACTAGCATTATTCCAGTCGATAGTCAAGGCCAACTGATTCCTCCAATTAACAGTGTGGTTGCACAATACGACCCATACGGTTTTGTAAAAAGCTGGACCGTGGGCGATGGTGGCCCAGTAGAAGCATCATGGTGGATGAGTTCTAGTTATCCATTTGCAGTCATGCGCCTCTTGGCCCTGACCAGGCCCGCAGAATTTTTTAGCCTGTTTGCGGATCGCGACCTTTATCGTTACAACACAGAATTTGATCAATATCTTTACAACGGTCGTTACAGAATAAACCCTAGCGAAATTCAAGTGTACGGCAATGGCGTAAGCAAGGCCAGCTATATCAACTGGATTGTGGACTACAATCAACAATTGGGCATCAACAGTACAGATGCGCTGACTACGGATTTATCAAATCTTGATGTGCGACTGTGCTATCGAATGGCCAGTTTTGCAGCTGAACAAAATGTAAACATTTACTTAGAAAAATCTGCTCCTGAAAGCAGTAATGCTACCTTGTTGATCCCGCCTGAAAGTTATAACTTACAACTGTATCAAAATCAACCCTATGATCAAATTGTTTACAGTTCTATTATTGTTGAAATAGCCGAGTCGGGTGGATACACCGTGTTGGGTTACAGTGGTTATCAACCCTACTTCCCAATTTTCTCAAGCCAAATCAACAACAATTTACAAACAGTTTCTGCAGGTAACCTGTCGGTCACTGTGCCTTCACAGTATTCTAACAACATTGTGCAAATTCCTTATGGATACACATTTGCCACAGCGGCTAGCACTGTTGACTTTATTTTGAGTTATGGTGCATACTTGTCTAGTTTAGGAATGACCTTTACACAATTGCAAAATGGCTATGTGTTAAATTGGCTTCAAATGGCTCAAGAATTTTTGTATTTTGCTGACCAAGGTTGGACCCCTGGAACTGTTATTGTGTTGAATCCGGCGGCCACACAATTGGCTATCAACCGTCCAGGCTCAGTGGTAAACAGCATTGCAAGTTATACTCCTGAAACTGTGGTGTTAGATCAAAATCGTCAGGTAATCAATGTAGGAAATTTAGTTATACAACGACTAGGTGACAGCTTTGTTGCCAGCCCACCAGTTGGCTCAAATCAGACCATTAGTTTTGCACAGTTTAAATTTACCGACTTTGAAGATATTGTGGTGTTTGACAACACTACCATCTTCAACGATCTTATCTATGATCCGGTCACAGCCGAAAGACAAAGTCGTCTGTTGTTGTCGGCCCAGACCAGCACACGATGGAACGGCACTTTAAATGCACAAGGATTTATTCTTAACAATCCGTTGACTGTACAACAATGGAAACCCAACACTGCCTACACCAAGGGTGAAATTGTCATTTATCAATATGGATATTGGCAAGCCGCGGACATAGTACAACCGACTACCAAGTTTAACTATTCTAATTGGTACAAAAGCAACTACCAACGGATACAACAGGGTTTATTACAAAATTTAGCTCTTAAAGCAGATCAGCTGGCCAATAGCTATAATGTGCAGACCGCAAATCTCAACAATGCCAACGACTTGATGGCATTCAACTTGATTGGATTTACCCCAAGGCAGTACATGGCCGATCTCAACCTTGACAGCGTGAGTCAGGTCAATATCTATCAACAGTTTATTGGAACCAAAGGTAGTCTAAATGCTGCCGACTTGTTTACCAATGTCAATTTTAGTCAAGCAACCGGACAGTACAACATTTATCAAGATTGGGGTGTATTAGTTGGTACCTATGGAGCCAACGCCAATCGCAGTTGGTTTGAAGTTAATCTCAACGAATCTTTATTGACGGGCAATCCCAGTACAATACAAATTATTAATCCTGGCGATACCAGCCAGGCAAATCAATCTACATACTTGAGTAATCTCTGGGCTCAAAGTTATCAAATCCCTAACACTGATATTTTAACCACAACCTACGGTAGAAATTTAGATACAGCTCTGCCGACTGCTGGATATGTCAATGTGAATGATGTAGATATCACAGTGTTTAATTTGAATGATCCTAGCAGTATTGCTGCCAAACTATCAACAGTTGGCAATGGTACCAGTATTTGGGTGGCTCAAGACAACAGTTACAATTGGAACATTTATCAATGCGTACAGGTCCCAGGTCGCCTGTTGCAATTAACTGACAACCTCAACGGAACCAGTATTGCACAATTTAGTGGATTGACTACCGGATTGTCAGTGGGTGATTTAATTATTATTCGTTATTTTAACTCCTCAGTTGACGGAGTATACCGAGTACTAAGCCTACCCAATATCAATTCTATAGTGATTGAATATTCATTTACTAATCAAAACAAAACATCAATTACCGGAACTGGAATTGTATTCCGCTTACAAACCATGCGAGTAGGCCAGGCCAGCGATGTGGTCAATTTACCGTATGCCAACACTCTAGTACCAGGTGCCACTGCCTGGGTCGACAATGACGGATCTGGGCATTGGGAAGTCATACAAAAAACATCACCGTTTGTTGAAAAAACAACCGTCGTAGCATCAGCTCCAGAACTCAATTCCTTGTACGGAGTAAGTGTGTCGCAGAGTCCCAACAATCTTGCCTTGCTGATAGGAAGTCCTGGAGCTGCATCGGGTGCAGGCGCAATTTATACCTATCGAGCTGCAACCACAACCCCTTATCTACAAAACAGCGAGCTGACTGTGAGTGCGGCCAATGTACGCGGATTTGGCAACACAGTGAAATTTGGTAATCAGACCTGGGCCGTGGCCGGTGCTAGTGCCAGTGGCGACAATGCCAATGCTGGATATGCCATGACCTTGTACCACCCTGCTGCTAGCAATAATTATCTAGTTACACAATTATTAACAGCCCCCGACTCAAATTTTTCTGCTAATGTAGCATTTGGTACTTCGGCTGTCATGAGTGGCGACGAACAGTGGATGTACATTGGTGCACCCGGAGCAAACAAAGTATATGCTTATGGTCTAGTTGGAGTTGAAGCACAATCGATACAGTATGTTGGTAACGGATCAACCGCTACCTTTACCTATGTTGAGAACATTGTGATCAATTCTGCTTATCCCAATCAACTTGAAGTTTACCTTGGCTCCAACCAACAGGTTTATAGTCAGGATTACACAATAACAGAAAATCTTGTTCAGATGTTTGTGCCGCCACCCAATGGGCAAATACTAACCATCAGTCGGAGAAATCAAGCACAATTAGATTATTCAGTTTATTATAATGTTGCTCAAAATTCCACCAGCGGGAGCGGAATTGGCGCACGGTTTACTGTGACAAACACTCGCGGCGTTTACAATGTCACATTGACAGCGCCCGGTAATAACTATGCCGTTAATCAGACCCTAACCATCAATTATACACAGGTCGATCCTGCTGGTAGTTCAGCAAACAATTTGGTAATCACAGTAACACATGTGACTGATGGCGGAATCACTGGATTTACTTTTGCTGGGTCTGGTGTTACTAATACCACAGTATTCAATTTGACCAATTACTTCTACACGGTCAATAACATTTATTCGTTTACAGTCAATGTCAACGGTGCATTCCAACGACCCAACATTGATTACACCTACAGTGGCAGCAGTATCACATTTTTGACTGTGGCGGCTGCAGGGGCTCTCATTTTGGTTAATTCTGGTTCGTATTGGAAATACATAGGTGCCATGACTGTTTCTGGTCTATCTGCCAATGCTGCGTTTGGCACCACTGTAACCTGCTCAAGCGACGGTCGTCAAATTTTAATTGGTGCCACCAACGATAATGCTAACGGCATTCCACACCCTGGATCAGTTTATGCGTTTGACCGTAGTGTGGTCAGATACATTATATCCGATACTGCACAATTAACTTACGCTATACCTGGTTCGTTTACAACGCCTGTGGCAGTGGTATTAAACAAACAATACTTGACCAACGCCACAAATTATATCAATGGACAATTTACTGTTAGTGGTTCTAATATTGTGTTGACTAGTTCGGTTGTGTTGGTTGCTGGCGACATACTAGAAATTGAAACAAATCAACTGCAACAGATACAAAAAATTGCAGCCAATACTGTGATTGATCAAGCAAAATTTGGCCAAAGTCTAGTAATTAGTCCAGATGATTCTAAAATATACATTGGCGCACCCAACACAACCAGCGCAGAAATTGATCAAGCTGGTTTGGTACAATACCAAGTAAATCAGTCCAAGGTTTATGGAGTAACCACATCCACCATAGCAAATCCCACGCTAAATGCCGGGGATACTTTGCGCATTAACGATTCTGAAGTTGTAGTTCCAACTAGCCCTAACAACACCGTTGCTGGTATGGTCGCAACAATCAATGCATCCAACATACCTAATGTGTTTGCCAGTCTGGTTTCCAATGTGATCTTAAATGGTGACGGATCAACCAAGATATTTGATATTGGCGACCTATACTCTTCAACCAAATCCTATACCCCGGTTGTGTATGTTGGATCAACTTTGCAAACGGTCAATGTCAACTACACCTACAACAACTCAACACAACAACTGTCCTTTGTGGTTGCCCCAGAAAATGGATCTATCATAACAGTGGTAGCTGGTCGTATGACTATTGGCGTAGTTGATACCGTTGCAGCCGAAGAATTTAACATGCTCACAGTGTTACCTGGCACAAATGGATCGGCATTTGGTGATATTGGGTTTACAACTTATGTGTATACACAAACCATTGTCAATCCAAATCCTGTTAACTATGCAAGATTTGGTAGTTCTCTCAACATTGATTCCTCGGCAATTAACTTGGTAGTTGGAGCACCCAATGGTAATGTATACGAGCCCACTACATTTGATGCTGGACAAACTTATTTTGATGAGCACAGCACCACATTCTTTAACCAGGTCGCAAACAGCGGAGTAGTGTATACTTTTGATTATTTGCCTAGTTCGTCTAATTCTGCAAGCAATCCTGGACAGTTTGTATTTGGACAACAGATCTACCCAACCGGTGTTGCCACCTTGGATCAATTTGGAAGTGCAGTAAATTATACTAATGGTCTATTGTTGGTTGGCGCACCAGGAAGTAACACAGGAGAAGGTTATGTCAGCATTTTTAACAATGCCGGTGATTTGCCAGCCTGGTCCGCAATTTACAAACAATTGCCCACAGTTGATGTTTCGTTGATCAATTCAGTTTATACCTATGACAAATTATTGAACAGTAATCAAACTTATTTTGATTTTATTGATCCATTGCAAGGCAAAATATTAGGAGTTGCACGCCGCAATATTGATTATATTGGTGCAGTTGATCCGGCTAGTTACAATTCAGGATCGGTACACAACAATGGTACCAGTTGGGGTGCAGGACATGTGGGAGAAATTTGGTGGAATACCTACACCGTCAGATTTATCGAGCCCAATCAAGACAACATTACCTATGCCAGTCGCCAGTGGGCACACACTTTCCCTGGTAGTAGCGTAGACATTTATCAGTGGGTAGAAAGTTCTACACCACCTGCCAGTTATACTGGTCCAGGAATACCGTTTAGCACTATCAGTTATACTGTAAATTCTTCTCTAAACAACAGTGGTATATTTGTTACCAACTATTACTTCTGGGTAACTGGCATATCAACTATTGATACGACCAATGGTAAAACACTCAGTACTACAGGCATTGCCAGTTACATATTAAACCCCATTGGCAGTGGCATTCCTTATATTGCTGCAATCAATGCCAATACTGTAGCCCTGTACAATGCCAAGAATTTGTTGTCAGCTAGCGACACAATTTTACATGTCGAGTACGAACGCCAACGCCAAGACAGTTCTGGCGATATTCACACTGAATATGCATTTATAGCTGACGGTCGTCCTGGATCATTCTTAAATGCAAACTTATATCGAAAATTGTTAGACAGCTTCAGCGGGCAAGACACCAGTGGCAACTTAGTACCAGATCCATTTTTAAGTCCAGGGCAACGCTATGGAGTACAATTCCGTCCTCGTCAAAGCATGTTTGCTGACAGATTCACAGCATTACAAAATTACCTAGGCCGGGTCAATACAATATTGGCACAATATCCTATCAGCGAAACTCGCAGTTTTAATTTATTAAACAGCAGTGAACCTGTGCCACAGGCCAATTCCGGTGCATGGAATTTTGAAGTTCCTAATTTAGAAATTCTCGCCTATCAAGATTTGGCTATAGTTCCTGTTGGATACAAGTATTTGGTATTGTCTGACAGCAGTCAAAATGGTCGTTGGACAATCTACGAAGTGGTAGCTGGTGCAACACCAATACTGCCACCCAACCTACAGTTGGTACGCATACAAAACTATGATACACCATTATATTGGAATTACATCAACTGGTACTTGCCGGGATACAACAGTAGCATACAGCCCATTGCCACAGTGACCAATGTTGCTGGTTTACAAACTCTTAATACAACTCAAGCTCCTGTTGGCAGTAGTGTCAAAGTCACTGCCAACGGCATTGGCAAGTGGGAACTTTATTTGCGTACAGCAGTTGGAACTACAACTGACTGGGAACGGGTTGGACTTGAAGACGGCACAATCAAATTTAGTAACACCCTCTGGAATTATGCTGCCGGAGGTTTTGGATTTGATGTAGAACCGTTTGATGCACAACTGTATGCACAATATCCAGCCATTGAAACTCGTTACATTATTGAAGCAATCAATCAAGAACTGTTAATTGACGAACTTCTGCTAGAACGAAATCAAGCCTTGATCTTGATGTTCCAATACATTTACTCTGAATTTACCAGTCCTAATTGGTTGATCAAGACCAGCTTCATTGAAGTAGATCATGTCTTGCGTTCATTATTACCTTATCAACTGTATCAGGCCGATAATTCAACCTTTGTAGAAAGTTACCTACAAGAGATTAAGCCCTTCCATACACAAACTTTGGCGTTTAATTTGATATACGACGGTATTGATACCTGGGGAGGTCTGCCAACTGATTATGATGTTCCAGCTCACTGGGATACCGCATTGGAAACTCCACAGTTTGTAAGTCCTGTATTGACTCCGTACACCTTGTCGGGCAGTACCATAGAAAATACCACCAGCGATGCCGCGTCAAATTCTCAAATCTGGCTCGAGCAACCTTGGTCTGAATGGTACAACAATCATCTGTTGGGCATATACAGTGTGACAGTTTACAGCGGTGGTAGTGGATACACTACGACCCCTGTAGTCACAGTAACAGGTACCTGCATAACTCCTGCTGAAATGACAGCAGTTATTAACAGTGCTGGCCAGGTTATTGGAATCAACATTACTAATCCAGGATCTGGATACAGTACCACAGCCGTTATAACAATAACCGGTGGTAACGGATCTGAGGCGGTTGCCGTGGCCGAAATGGGCAACAATCTAATTCGTTCAATCAAAACTGTGATCAAATATGATCGATATCAATATGCTTCCACCATTGTAGAATGGCAGGCCAATGTCACCTATGCAACCGGGACCGAGGTTCGTTGGAACAACATAGTATGGTCGGCCAACACCACTGTTAATTCTGCATCATTTAATCCAGATCAATGGACTCGAGTTGTTGCCAACTTGCTCAGTGGAGTTGATCGTACCATGGGTTATTATGTACCTGGGCCCAACATGCCAGGTCTTAGCTTGCCATTGCTGATTGATGGAGTTGACTATCCAGGGGTACAGGTTACCGCTCCTCGTTACAATCAAGATACCGGATACGATATTGGCAATTTTGATATCAATCCATTTGACAATATTTCTTTTGATCTAAATGGCCGACCCACATACGATTACAGTATTTTGGACGCACAATATGCCAGCTCATATCTTGATTTATATTTGGGTACACGAGCCACCGATATCAATGTGGATGGCGGTACTTACATAGACACTTTCAGCAGTTATGCTCCTGAAGAGTTGATTCCGGGTAGTGAATTTGATACCTTGGACATGCGTGTTTACACAACACCTGGGGCTGACTGGACCGGTCAAGGATTTGGATTCCCTTCTGCTAGCCAACGCTATGTATTCACCCCAGATCCTACGACTCAACAGCAGGTATTGAGTTTTGAGGGCATCTTGGAAAACCCCATGGTAGTTATTGTGTTCAATGCTACTCTAGGATTAGCAATAGAACCTGCATCTTACAACTGGGCCAACTATGAATTGACTATAGACGAATCCGTGTCCAACCCAGGAGATATTATTGTATTATATGTTACCGGCACCGGCGGTGGCAATCAACTGTACAACCACACATATCTAGGTTCCGAATTGATCAATGGCAACACCGCTGTTATTCCGTTTGGTGTACCTACCTCGTCTCCGCCCTTGCCTGGCACCATTTATGAATTTGTAATTTACAACGGCGAAATTCCCTTAAAATCAGGAATAGATTATACCTATGCAACTTCAGGCGAAAATCAAACCACAATTACATTCGCCAACACTTATGATGTTACCAACCGTATCAACCTGTCAACCCTGGGTTATACCAACAGCGCAACACCCAAGGGTTGGAGTTTGCCGGTATTTGAAACAGTTATAGTTGATTCCGACATCGCCAGTACACATATTATTAACTTGACCAACAGTACACAAGGTACCAACGATGTCAATTTAATTGTGGCCGTCAACGGCGTTCGAGCTCGTCCGCCAGCCGGCTCAAGATACATTGGCAACGGATCTATCACAACATTTGCCTTGCCACAACATCTTGGCTTCAGCCAAAACATTATTGCCAATAACGATGTATCGGTATATGTCAACAATCAAGCTCTGGTGCTTGGAGTTGATTTCGTATTGAACGCTTATAATGCTGGAGTTCCTCGCACAGTTACCTTGTTTACTGCGCCAACAACAGGATCAATAGTTTTGATCTCAGTTAGAACAGGAGCACAATACTGGGTCACTGGAACGCAGTTGACCTTCCAACCCACAGCCGGATTAAGTCCGGGAGTTGGTGATATTGTTGAGATCGTCAGTTGGAACGATACCACAGAGCAAGATATACTTACACAGGTATTTGTTGGACCGACAACTACAGGAGCCACGGTTCGTGAAGGATACGACTCAGTCAATTTTGATTCGGCGTCAGTCAATGATACCTCGGGTTCATATGACTATACCCTGGGGGTATTGGTTCAACAAAATGTGTTTGAAACTGGTAGAATTATTCTCAATCCAGAACGATTGCTAGTTACATTAAATGGCAACTGGTTATTCAACGGTCTGGGCTACACTGTCAGTGGATCAACCATTGTTATACCAGGTGCACCAATTCCTCAAAATTCTGTACTGACCATAACCAGCTTTACTGAGTATGTTGTGCCCAATGCCATGGCGTTCCGTATTTTCCAAGACATGCGCGGACTACAAGCCACTTACAGTATTACTCCAACCACTACCACTGTGGCAACCAATGCCGTTGCTGCTCACGATGATATTATCTTTGTAGCTGATGTAATGGCCTTGACACAACCAAACATACCTGACAACATCTGGGGTGTGCTGACCATTGGCGCCGAACGCATCATGTATCGTTACTGGGATCCGGCATCAAACACTGTTAGTGGCCTGTTGAGAGGTACTGCTGGTACCGCTGTTTCTGAACATGCCTCTGGTTCCACGGTATATAATTTAGGGCGTAATAATCTGTTGCCCGTAGAATATCAAGATAG